ATTTGCATTTGATGGTAGTGTTTATGGTTTCGAAAGAGAATGGCGTAAAGAGGGAATTATGAAGCTTGCTCAAACTGGTATTGTATTAAATGATACCGCATTTGCAAGTGCTTTTGGATATGACCCAGTGATGTTTAGTCATATGTTATTGGAGAGCAGTGCTGATGATTCTTGGATGAAGAATTGTTCTTCGTTACAGTCTATATTTACTACTCCTGGTGTGGCTGGTGGTATTAATGGTGGTTCTAATGAAAATAATCAAGGCGGTAATGCATCAAATTATAATCAAGAAGGAACAAATTATATACATACTGGAAGACCAGGTAGACCACGTAAGGCTGATAGTTCTACAAATAGTAGTGATTATGATACATCGGGGGCATAGGTGATAAAATGTTATTAAGACAAAAACCTATGTGTAGTAAACTTTATATAGCAGTTAAGGATGCTGAAATAAATGATTATTTACAGAAAGTTGGGTTTATTCCAAAATATTATGATAATTATATTTATTATTATAAGAAAAGTCATTTATTAGAACATCTTATTAACACTTGTAATGAATTAAAAAACAGAAAAGAGGTGAGCGGTTTTGGCAATTTATAAAATGTCAGATGGCGCACTGATGACTATTAATATGGAGAACTATTCTGAAGATGAATTTATTGTTGGTGCTGTGGATTTTCTTGGCACGAATGCTAATACTCATAAAATTGATATTTCAGAAGAAGTTTTTAAGCAATGTGCTTCTACCGTATTAGGTAAATTTTTAGTAGCTAAAGTTGCTTATGGAGATGCAAGTGGACATGCGGCAGACGAAGTTATAGTTGGTTATTTTCCACGAGAGCAAGAAGTAAGATATATAAGAAATCGTCAAGGATTTTTGCGTGGAGTTGCTGATGCGGTAATTTCAAAACAGTATGCTTCAGATTTTTGTAATATATTTACACAAGCAAATAATACAAGGTCTGTTAGTGTAGAGATGGGCGTAGAAGAAGAACCAAATGATAATGGAACTACTGCTAAACGTTTTAATATTATGGGTGTAACCGTATTAGGTATGTCTGTAAGACCGTCATCTCCTGGCTCTACTATTAATATAAAAAGATTTGAAGATACATCGGTGCAATCTGATTGTGAAAAATATTATAAATCTGTATGGCAAAAGCTTGCAGAACGTGAGCAAATTATACAATTTGAAAATAAGTCTTATTCTATTAATACTACAGAATTAAAAGATACTCCATGGGGCGATGTTGATAAAACGGAGCTTAGAAATAAAATTATGGAAGCTTCTAATCGTTCTGAACTTGTTGATAAGGTATATTTGAAAGTTGAAGATGGTTGGGAAGATGCACCATCTGAAAAATTAAAATATCCTGTCATGGAATTAATAGATAATACTTTTTATTATAATAGATTTGCATTGGCTAGTGCTTTGGCTTATGCAAAACAACATAATGAAACTGATGTGGTTTCTAAAGTTGAAAAGCTTTATAAGAAATTTAAATTGGCAGAAGAAGGTGAGGAAGAAAATATGTCTGTAAAATTTGAGATTGAAGGCAGAGAAGCATGGGGCGACATTATTGCCAAAGTGCAAGAGCATGAAGGTAAGGATGCTTATGTAGATTCTGTTGAGAAAGACCATATTATCTTCACTATTGATGATGTTCGTTATCGTGTCGATGCTGAAGTAGAAGTTGACGATGATGATAAACATGTTGAGGCTGATATTTATTGGGATACAAAAAAGGAAGATAAAGTACAAGCCGAAGCAGAAGACAATGATAAGGCAGAAGATGCGTCCAAAGAAGATGAAACTTCTAAGGAAGATGACGAAAAAGATGCCAAAGACATGGAAGATAAGGTCGATGGCAGTGAAGATGATGCTGACAAAGAAGAGTGTTCAGATGAAGAAATGGGCGAAGATGAAGAAAAATGTCCAGAGTGCGATAAAGACACTGATGAGTGTGAATGCTCCGAAGAAGAAATGGCAAAGAAAGATGAGAAAATCAGCGAACTCGAAAATATTATAATGGAAAAAGACGCAGAGATTGCTGAACTTAAAAAGTATAAAGAAGATAAAGAAAATGCTGAAAGAGATTTTGCGGTGCAACAGACACTTGAAGAACTTAGAGAGTGTGTTGATAGTGAAACTCTTGAAAGCTTAAAAGAAGAAGGTCTTGCTTGCAAGCTTTCTGATATTGATGGATGGAAAAATAAAGCCAAGGCTCTTGCATTTGATAATGGTTCAAGAAAAGAAATGTCTGCAAGTATTTGGTCTATGGCTATTCCTAAACCTATTGCAAAAGAGTCCACAAGCAAGTGGGATTCAATATAATTAAATAATATATAAAGGAGATAAAAGAAATGGCAAATGTACTTGTTCAAACTCGTGTAATGGCAGAGAATGTTGATGCCCTGAACAGAGTAGGTGTATATGCAACTGCCGATGTAGATAATGGTACTGCTCTTGTTTGTGGCGTACAGAGCACAGATGCTAGACAGAAGCATGTATTTAGTGTAACTCCTGCTTCTGGCGTAGCAAAAGATTTATGGCTTGCTTATTCTCCAGAGGTTATTTCTACAGTGGATGGTTCTCTTGAATTTAGAGGACTTGATGTAGACCCTAGAGATTTTACAAACGTTAAGGGTAGACCTTTTGATATGTTCAAGCCTGTTGCTGGCGTTGACCTGATTCAGGTTACTGCTGAATTTTTCGCTGATGGTTATGACCCAGGAAGCGTTAGTGGTGCTACTTATGTAGAAATTCAATCTAATGGTTCATTTAAGGCTGTGGCTTCTGCTACTTCTAATTTCGCTGGACTTCAGTTCAAGATTTTTGCAAAAGAGCCTATTATTATTGCTAATGGTGCAATCGGCGGAGAAGCTGTTGATGCTTGGATTCTTGAATGCACCAATAACTAATTTTTGGTGTTATTAAAAATATAATAAAGGAGATTAAGAAAATGGCAAAACTTCCTATGAATGTAGTGAACTTTGCGGCTCAGACAGATGCAGATAGCAAACTGGTATATGAATTATTCCAAGATTATTTCTGCCACTACATGGATGAGACACAAAAGAGAAATATTGGTGCATATGATGCTTCTTGTACACTCGCTGAGAAGGAAAGTAAAATGCATACTCAGCTTCTGTCTGAAGTTCAGAAGCTTGCAGGTGTAGAGATAAATGCCGACAATGCTAGAAGAATGGCAAAGAACCCTATGGTAACATGGGCTACATTTGCTGTTGTTGAGGCAATGATTGATGCGGTACTCCCTCTTACACTGATTAACTCTATTGGTACTTATACCGAGATGAGAAATATTGGATTTGGTGATTCCGCTTCATTTGAGGTTGCTCCAAGAAGTCTGATGACTGTATCACAGGGGGCAAATGCTCAACGTACAAGTTTTGTACAGAAGCAATTTAAGACAACTAAGACTCTTGTTGCTGTTAATCATGTTATTACAACACAGGTTTCAATGTACAAGGTTCTTGCAGGTCTTGAATCACTTGCTGAATTTGTAAGGAAAGCTGTTGTTTCTATTGAAACAGAAATGACTAAGGATGCTTACAGCGCAATGAGAGCAGGACTGACTGCGGTTACTATGCCTGCTAATCTTAAGGTTACTGGATATAGTCAGGCTGACCTTCTTAAGATTTGTGAAAGAGTTACTGCTTATAACGGTGGTGCAAAGGCTATAATCGTTGGTACTACAAGTGCTATTGCTCATATTTTACCAAACGGAGCTGACGGATGGAGAATTAATACTGATGGTAATAACATGGGTATCCACCTGATTAAGAACTTCTTCGATTACGATATTATGGTTCTTCCGCAGGTAGCTACTGGTGATTATGCTACATTTGATTTGGCTCTGAATGATAATGAAGTTTATATCATTTCACCATCTAGTGATAAACTGGTTAAGGGTGTACTTGAAGGTAGTGACCTTACAAATTCCAATGATTATTACGATAATGCAAATCTGACAAGCGATGCTACAATTAATAAGAGATGGGCATTTGAGTTCCTTTCAAATGCTGTAGCTGGCTGTGTACAGTTCTCGTAATTTGTATAAAATATTCTTGGGGCAATCTTTTGGGTTGCCCCATTGTTATAATGGAATGAAAGGATAGTAAATATGGCAAATACTAAAAAGACAGCATCTGATAATGCTACAGAAAAGAAGAATACTACAACAATTAAAAAATTAGAAGCACAGTTAGAAGAACAGCGTAAGCAAATTGAAATGCTGATGAATGCGTTGCAAAATAATACTGCTGTAAATAATAATACTAATAACAATGTTAGTGATGATATAAGTGCTGATGAAGAAATTCTTGTCATGAGCTTAACACCTAATAAGTTAAATCTTGTTGGAGATGGTGGAGCAGTTCTATTTTCATTTGATGAAATGTATGAAGAACAATTCATAGATTATGCGTCTTTGAAAGAAATTGTAAGACTTAATAGAGATATGGCAAGAAATGGTAGATTTTATATCTTAGATGAGCGTGTTGTTAACAAATTAAGGTTGAAGAATAATTATAAAAATGTTTTAAACCCAGAACAGTTAAAAAAGATATTGTCTGTTGATGTTAATAAGGCGATTGAACTTTATAAGATGGCTAATGATGTACAAAAAAGAACCATTATTGAATTAGTCAAACAATCAAAGTTTAAAGGAGATACTATAGATTATAATCTGCTTGGAGAACTTAGTAATCTTAGTGGCATTAATTTGATTGAAATTGAAGATGCTACACAAATAGATGTTACAAAATAAAATAAAGGGGGTATGTTATGGCAACCTCACTTGACTCCGTTATTGATATGGCATTAATTATAATCAGAGATTATAAATTGGATGCTTTATATGAATCAGATGCAGAATCTTTTCAGACAGTATTAGAGGGATATATGTTAAAAGGTTTACCAAAATTTGAAGTAAGCTGTATGAAAACATTAAATTATAATACTGACACAAAAGAATTTGACGAAGATTTAACTAGTGTAGAAATTGATATTATTAGTGATTGGACTGTAATTATGTGGTATACAGACCAAATTAATGATGTTTTAGAATTTAAAGAACCGTTGAGAGATGTAGATTTTAATCGTTTAGCAACGGGGCAAAATCTTAAACCAAGACAAGCTTATCTTGAAGAGTTAAGGCGCAAAGCAAAACAAGATGCTACTAATTATCAATTTCAATATTTAACTAATTTGCCATACTTTAACGGTAATTAAATAAGGAGCAAAAGGATGGCAAACAATAAACAAAAAATTGCAAATAAGGTTTTTAAGGTTTTGCCGATGTATGAAGAAGGTTATGATTGTTATTATAAATACTTAACCAGAATTATTATAGAATTACAAGGGGAAGACCCAACAGAACCTTTAACAAATGCTATAATTGCACTCAAAGGATTAAAGGCTGTAGGTAAAGATGTCGAACACGATGAGGTTCGCCGTATTATAATGAGACACACAAGTAAATTAAGCGATAAAGAAATAAGTGAATAATACAGGAGGTGGCGTATGCTATATTATACAGCAAAACAAAGAATATTGCCATCTTCTCCGAATAATTATTATCGTGAACAAATGCAAGCGTTAATTAATTCTCAATGGGATAATACTACTATGTTGCAAACTATTGATGAAGAATATCCGTTTGCTAGTTTTGAATTCAGAGAAGTAGAAGTTCGTATGATTCATGCTTTGGATAAGTCTACAAGACAAAAACAAGGTGATGATTTTAGAGAACTTATCTTTCAAGATATTGATTACACGGTTAATTTAGGTGCTTATTATAAGTTTAGTAATGCTTATTGGCTTGCTATTAACTTAGATGAATTAAATAGAACCACAAAAAATATTATTGTGCGTAGATGCAATAACGTTTTAAAGTGGAAAGATTATGATGGAACTATTTATGAATATCCGTGTGTTTTAGAATATGATGCAACTGCGGCAAGTCCAAGAGTAGACAATAACATTATTACGCCGAACAATCGTGTAAGAGTTATTGTGCAAGCAAACAACGATACGCTTTCATTAGTTGTCAATAAACGTTTTCTTTTTGGTGGAAGACCATTTAAGATTATTGGTTATAATAATTATATGATTGACGAGATTAATGGAAGGCAGTCGATTCTATATATACAAACACAGTTAGATGAGATATCTCCATATGATGATTTTGTAAATAATATTGCGTATAATACTAATGTTGAAAATGAAATAGAACAACCATCTGAACCATTGAATGGTATTATTGTTGAACCTACATTTGATTTTGTTAGACAAAATTATACTATGAATTTTACTGCCAATTTATACATAGATAATATTAAACAATCAGATATAGTTGAAGCAATAACTTCTGGAGCACCAGAATGGGGCTATGAATTTAAGTCATTGGGCAATAATACGTTTAGTTTATTATGCAAAAAAATGACGCAAGTACCATTGCAGATTACTTTTACATGCGGAGATATTACAGATTCCATAATGGTTGATTTAAAGTCAATATTTTAATAGGTGAATATTATGGCTATGTATAATGATTTTTTATCTATGCCTTATATTCCTTATCGTATTATAGAATATTTGGCATATAATAATGAGAATTTATGGAAGATATTAAAATATAATACTTATGATTGTTTATCCCAAGAAGATTTAACATTTGAGGAAAAGATGAATTTGATTTGGTCACATGAATCAAATCAAGAAGATTATCGTATATTTTTTACTGCGTTAGTAGAAAATATGATACCCACATCAGAAACGATGTTAAAGATATATAAAGATGTTACAATTCCTAGAAGCCGTGTTAATGCAATTGCTGGATATGAATTTGATATTTTATATGGTGGCAAAATATCTCTGATTGAATATAATGGCGTTCCTTGTAATAGGGGTGATGTGTGCGAAGCAGAGATATTATCGACATTAAATGGCATAGAAATTGGGGGCGTTGGTAGATTAGAGTTTAACACTCAGAAAATCAGTGCTTCAAGGTCTGCATTAAATATTGGTGATAATAAAAATTTTACTGGTACTAGTTTATTACTTGCGGTAGATATCAGTGATATTGGAGATGATGAATCTTGCATATAAGCGAAGATGAATTATTACAGAAATATTTACCGTTTGATAAAAGTGTACCGTATAAAGATTTATTAATTTCGCCAATACGATTAAAAGATATATATGATGTACAAGAAATTCTAAATATATTACAGATTGATAAGAATAATTTAGGACAAATAGAGTTTATATCTATGTCTAAATTACGTTTTATATTAGCTGTAATATCTAATGAAGTAAAATTTCAGCAAGAATTATATACGTTGTTATATAAGTCTTTGTCAATACCAGATGATGATATTATTAATGTGTATGTTAATGACGACACGGAATATCTTATTATAGGCAAAAAAATATATGATTATGATATTATTGACGAAGATACTGCTATAAAAATTACGGCAGAAGATTTTGATGAAATTGTACGAATTATATTATATCAAAATATTATTGATTACAGTGATAAATATGTTGACCCAGATGTAAAAAAAGCATATGAAGAATATCAACGATTAAAAAATAAAAATGCTATAAAAGTACCTATTGAACATAAAATTAATTGCGTTCAATTAAAAACAGGAATGACAAGGGAAGCAATCGGAAATTTAACAATAAGAAATTTTATTCAACTATTTGATATATTAGTTGATGAGAGTGATTATGCGGCGGCAAGAACCGCAGAGTTTAATGGTGTAAAATTTAAAACACCGATTGAACACTGGGCATATAAAACTCGTAAAGATAAATACGCTGAAGCATTTTGCGATGCTGATACTTTTATAGATAAAGTACAAAGCGTATAAGTTAGATATATAAAGTAAAGGAGATAATTATTATGAAAGCTTTTTTAGCTAATGTAATGGATGCTTATGTGTATTCAGGCGACCAACTTCTGTTTACATCAAAGGCTCTGACTGATTCAAGTATCTCTATTGGAATTACAGCAGAAGAAATTCGTGGTGGTAAGGGAAATAAGTTAATTGGTAGATACTTCCATGATTCAAGCTTCGGACTTGAACTCCAAGATGCTTTATTTGAATTAGGCTATATTGCGCATAATGTAGGTTCTCAAGTAGTTTCTGGCACAAATGGTGCTCTTACAGAAGAGCAGGTTGTTGCTAGTGGTGCTGGAGCACTTTCTGTAAGTGGTACTCCTTATGACTTCCTTTCACTTGGCACTATTGGTTGGGTTGCAGTCCCAGGTAGTGATTCATGGAGTACATTTACATTTGATGGACAGAGTGCAACTGGTGTTACTCTCACAGATGGTTCATCTCTGATTGAGGGAGATACATATTGTGTTAAGTATATGGCAGAAGCCGCTTGTGATGAAGTAACAATTAGTGCCGATTTCGTACCTGATGAAGTAAGCGTTGTTCTTAAAGGCGACCTTTATAAAGCTTCAAGAGGTAATGATGTTTCTACATCTTCAGTGATTGGACATATTGAAGTAGATGTACCGAGATTCCAACTTGAAGGGTCTATGGATATATCCCTCTCCAGTTCAGGTGCGGCTCAGATTCCGTTCTCTGGACAAGCTCTTGCTACTTCTGATGCAAGTGCAGGATGTGAAGGTGGTGGATATTATGCTGTTATTAAGAAGTTTGAGACAAGTGCTAATTGGTATGATAATCTTGTAGCGTTTGCTCTTGAAGGTTCTGATAGTATTTCAGTTTCTACTGGTGCGACCAAGAAGCTTAATATTTATGGTATTTATGCTAATGGTTCTGCTAAGTTAATTAATAGTTCTAACCTTAAGTTTACAACTTCAGGAAGTATTGGTACTATTACAGATGGAGTATTAACTGCGGCTAGTAGCGCAGGTACTGGTACAATTACGGTACAGTGCAGTGGTACAACTAATCCGAAACCATCAGTACAGCTTATAATTAATGTGGCTGTAACGGCTTAATTAAATATAAAAGAAAGGGGAGAATTATGATTATATTCTCCCCATTTTTTTATTGGAGAATGTATAATGAAAAGTATAAATTGTCCATATGGAGAAATAATGAAACAAGGTTCACGGTCATGGATTCAATGTAGTAAAACTAATATGTCATGTATGTTTCAAAGATATTGTACATATAAAAAATCTGTAGTTTTTTCTACGCAAGCAAGTGGATGCAAATTGAGAAATGATGAATAAAAACGGAAGAGTATGTTTTCAATGGAGTGTATATTTAATTGACCTTGGCGAAAGTGGCAATAATATACAAGAAGGATTAAGACCTTGTATATGTGTGTCTAATGATATTAATAATACTTGGTCTAACAATGTACAATTTATTCCATTGACTACACAACATAAAAATAACTTGCCCACACATTATGTTTTAAGAAGAAATAATTATTCTTTTTTAAAAGAAGATAGCACTGTGTTAGCGGAGCAATTAAATATATGTTCGATTGAAAATGTTGTTCGTTTTTTAGGGCGAGTTAATAAAGAAGATATTGAAAATATTAAAGAATGTATTAGATTACAATTTGATTTATAATTCTCTGAAAGGAGAGATGAAATATGGCAATTGCAAAATGTGGTGGACTTATTCTTGATGGGTCTACTTTAAAGATGGTAAATGGAATTGTTACTGTTTCGGGTGGTAACCCGACATCTAGTGTTGTTGCAAATTGTGGCGGTATTTTATTTGATGCTACATATTTTAAAAAAATTGGTAATGTTATTACTGATAAGAATGCAACAAGTGTATCTGTAGTTATGGTCGCTGATTGTGGTGGATTAATGCTTGATGCGGCTCATTTTGATGTGGTAAATGGTGAACTTACATTTGATAAACTTGATAGTGATGCAGATATCACTAAGTTTGTAGTTGCAGATGTTGAAGCTACAATTAGCGGCACAACTATTACTGCTGAAGTACCAAACGGTACAGATGTAACTAAATTAAAACCAACTATTACTATTAGTAAGGATGCTACTGTTTCACCAGTAAGTGGTGCTGAAACAGACTTTACTAATCCAGTTAGTTACGTTGTAACTGCTGAAGATGGTACAACAAAGAAAACTTATACTGTAACAATTACTGTTGCTGAAGCATAATGAATGTAATGTGGGTGGGATTATTTTCACCCACATAAGGAATTAAAAGGAGAATAAAGATTATGTTGAATTTAACATATGATAAAAAAGTACATATTGAAAAGTGGAATATTGATGTTATTCCATATCTTACTATAGATGAAATGACTAATATTATTAATGACCTTTTAAATTGCAATAATGGCTTAGAGCGTGATTTAAGATTAATTGCTGATATTCTTGTGGCATGTACGGATTTATATAATGATAAAGAAGATGTGCATTATACATATGAGGATATTTTATATTCTGGATTATGGTATGATATTCTTGATGCTTGCCCAATTCTTAGAAGTAATATAGATACTATTTATAGAGAAGTTGGTGATACATTAAGTTTAAATAGGTCATTAATGTATCTTATTGATTCTGCTACACATATAGTTGAAAGTGTTGATGTTAAGAAACTTGATTTAAGTAAGCTTGATGTAAAGAGTATAAATCAAATTATTAAAAACATAGCTAAAAAGATTGGAGAATAGTTATGGCTCCTGTTGCAAGTAATGATGCAGAACTTGCCGCTATATTAGCACCACCTGTTATGCAGGGGTTGCAAATTGTAGGTGATATGTTTATTAGTCCTATGGCAGAAATAGAAATTTCAAGTCGTGTTGGTCGTGGTAGTCAATATGTTGCCAATCAAGGTGGCAGTTTGTCAAGGGCATGGACTACTAAGATAAGTATTGGTGGCGGTTTTAATTTAGGCACTATGGAATTTTATTTTGATAAAGGTAAAGTTTCACATGTAGCATCAACTGGTCAACATGTAACTCCGCAATGGATAAATGATGGACATGGTGGAGTTTATGAAAATTATGATTTTGAAACTGCTGATAATATTGCGGCAATTGTCGATTTAGGTGGCGGCGGATTTAAACTGGGTCCAGAGAACCCTACTTTTCAAGCAACTCATTTTTGGGATGCAATGTTGAGTAGATATCGTTCAAGCGAACGAAGATGGATAACTGCTGGATTAAGGTCTGCTGGATTACCTGTCATGTAAGGAAGGAATAAAATGATAAGAATGGGATTAGATGGCTCAACCAAATGTTCTGGTTGGTGCATATTTGATGATGATAAACTACTTTATCATGGAAAAATTATTGCTGATAAAAATTTAGAATGGAGAGAACGTGTTGTTTATATGATGAATCAAATTGCTATATTAATTAAGGAATATAAGGTTGAAGAACTTTGTGTAGAACTTCCTGTTAAAACTATAGCGAATGTAAATACATTAGAACAATTGTTCTCATTGCATGGAGCAATTTTAGGTGTGGCATCTGCATTACATATTAAATTTACGCCAGTTAATGTAAATACTTGGCGTAAGGAATTAGGTTTATTAACTGATATACCAAAAGATACTAAGGATAAAAGAAGTATTTTAAAAGAACGCAGTATTAATTTGGCTAATGAACTTTATGATTTAAATTTAGTTTGGAAGTCTAAGGCTTCTAAAGATAACGATGATGATATATCTGATGCTATTTTAATTGCTCATACTGTTATACATAAATAATAATATAAGAAAGGTGAGGTTTGTATGGCAGGAAATTATAAAATTAAGATTGAGCCTATACTAAATACTGCTTCACTTAATAAGCAATTAAATCAAACCAAACAACTTAAACTTTCTGGTGCTGGAAAGGCGGCAGGAGATTCTTATGGTAGTGGGTTTGCAAGAGCCTTAAAGGAAAGATTTAAATACTCTATAGCTAATGCATTGATTTATGGTACACAGAATGCCATAAAAGATATGGTGGCTAATGTTAGAGAATTAGATGCGGCTCAAACTGAATTAAGAAAAGTAACTGATTTATCTGGTAGGTCTTTAAAAGATTTTACCAATCAAGCATATGAAGTTGGAAGTCGAGTTGCAAAGACGGGCAAAGTATGTGCCTAGATGTATAGTAATATGCATTGAAATACAACCCTAAACCCAGTAAATCCTAAAGCTATTATAACTACAACATAGTCATGAAATAAAGACAAGTGTGAATGTGGGAAACTATAAAAATATAATAGATGATATATGATAGAAATATCTAAGTATTGCTTGACATATTATGTTTATTATGATATAATTATGTTGGGAAAATGGACGTTTGGGTGCAAAGCTTCGAATAGAAGTGTGTCAAGAGACTATCCCATAGGTGACGTTAATCACAATAGGAGTAGGGCTTAAGTAAGTGGGTGAAATTCCCTTAAATCGAAATGGGTTGCCCCTAACATGTAATGATGAGGGTGAAGAAATAGTCCGTACTCATTTGTAATGAATGAGAAATAATTTTGTTAACATAAAGGGAATAAAATGAATTATAATGAAGTATATCAAAGATTTAAAGAAAAAGGATTAATATTATTAGATAAACAATATATCAGAAATGATGTTAGTATGAAATGTATGAATAAAGATGGATATCTATTTTCAATTAGTTTAAATAATTTAGATAAATTTAAATTAAATAAAATTGCTGATAATAGAAATCCATATGTATTATATAATATTCAAAGATATATTGATTTAAACACTGATGGTGCAACTGTTTTAAATACGGAGTGGCACAGCGCAAGAAAAGATAAAGTAAAATTACAGTGCAATAATTGTAAGAATATTTTTGAATTAACATGGGCATATATTCATCGTAGAAATATGGTAACATGTCCTTTTTGTGCTAAAAAAAATGGTTCTCCAAAAAAATTAAATATAACAGAAGTTAAACAAAGACTTAATAGTTATGGTTTAAAATTATTAGATAATTGTTATATATCTAATAATTCAAAATTATTATGTGAAGATAATGATGGATATTTAGTATATGTTAAAATAATGAATTTAGGTAAAAAGCCTTATAGGTTTTCTACGAAATTTAATAAAGAAAATTATATATATAATGTTAATCATTATTTTGAGTTACATAATATTAATTGCAAAGCTTTATATTTGAATGGAAAAAAACAAAGTGAAGCAGATGTGATTATTTGTCAATGTGAATGTGGTAATGAATTTCATACCACATTAGATAGTATCAAACAGGGGCAATATAGATGTCAATGTTGTTCAAAGCATATTTCTAAAGCAGAATATAAAATGATACAGTGGTTAAATGAACATCAAATTCGATATATTCATCAATATAAAACAGAACAATGTAAAATAAAACGTTGTTTACCATTTGATTTTTATATTCCTAATTTAAATTTAATTATAGAAATAGATGGAGAACAACATAAAAAACCAATTCCATTTGGTGGAGATTGGGATAATGCTTGTGTTGCATATAAACATACTATTAAATCTGATGATATTAAAAATAAGTATTGTGAAGAAAATAATATTAAATTAATTCGATTAGAATCTAAATTATTTCGTAATAATCAATATAAAGAAATTTTAACAAAATTATTTTATTAGAGTAACGACCTAATAAAAACATTATAGACAGAAATTGTACAAGCATCTACCGAATTTGCCAAGATGGGTAAAGATAACAAAACTGCCTTACAATTATCTGAACTTGCAAGTCGTTTTCAGAACATTGCGGATACTGAAATAGATGCGGCAACTGCGGCTAAATTTATAAATTCTCAATTAAAAGCATTCGGTGATACATCGAGTTTAAAAAAGTTTACTACTGATTTTGGTAAGGCTGAACATGTTATTGATGCGACCAATGAGGTTTAAAAATTATTCTAGACCTCAATAAATAGGGTGAATTGCTGGGAACTCCTAAAACAATATATACTAACTTATAGTGGCGACATATATAAGGGCAAATAGTAATGTATTTGAGATAGTGAAAAGTATATTGATATGTGGACAATCAGCATCCAAGCTACTATTGAAATATAGTAGAAGGTTCAACGACTATCGAAAACAACTAAATTTAATTTAGTAAATGTAACTATGTGAATAGAATAAGGTATGTAAATACACGAAGCGAGTAGAGTAGGATATAACATCCGAAGTGCCCTGTACTTATTAATTAATAAGTAATGATATAGTCTGTTCTTATATGAAAGTATAAGAGTTTATTTTATAAATATAAAATAATATAACATTTAAGGCGAATAATTTTGCTGTTGGTACAAATGATTTACAGAACGCCCTAACTAAAGCGGGTTCTGCTATGTCTGTAGCAGGTAACTCATTTGAGCAAACTATAGGTATGGTTACAGCAGGTACCGAAATCATGGTTGGACAGCCTGCAAAAGTAGGTCGTGGTTTACGTACTATAGCAATTAATATTTCTAAACTCGCCCAAGAACAAGAAACATTATCTGTAGCTAATGGTAAATATACTATCTCTTTACAAGACCAAGATGGGCAAATGAAGTCTACTTATGACATTATGTCTCAACTTGGTGATATTTGGGGAAAATTAAACGAAACAGAACAAACTGCTTTAGCTACTCAATTAGCAGGTAAAACACAGTTTGAAGTATTTTCAAACGTAATGAAAAACTGGCATAGTGCTGTTGAAGCTACGAATACTGCACTTGATTCTAATGGTTCTTCTCTTAGAGAGAATGAAAAATATCTTGATTCTATAGAAGGAAAACTGCAAGCTTTCCAATCTGCTTGGGAACAATTGTCATTCCATGTTGTTAATAGCGACATGATAAAAGGTGTAATAGATTTTGGTACACAAATCATTACTGTAATAGATAATGTTGTTCAAAAGATTGGTGCATTACCAACATTAATTGGATTAATTGGTACTGCTATTGGTGGTCTTAAACTACTTAAGGTTGCTGAAGGATTTTTAGGAATTGGTAAAGCAGTAGAACAAACTGGTGGTATAATTAATACTAATAGTAAGGTTTTTTCTTATTTGAGCAAACAATTAACTACTTGGATATCTACTGGGTCTGTTTTAGCTACTGATTTACCGTTAATAGCAGGTGGATTTGCGGCTTTAGCGGCAACTATTGCGGCTATTGAATTTGATAAATATTTTAGCTTTGATAGTTCATTAAAAAGATTAAACGAATATGAAGATAAGTTAAAAACTGTTACAGATGAAATAGAAGCATTAAAGAAAAAGCGTGATTCTGACGAAGGGTTAACTAATGCTGAAAAAACACATCTTGCAGTTCTTGAAGCGGAAGAGCGTTCATTAGAAAGACAAATTGCATTAGAAAAACAAAGAGTTCAAAATGCTTTTAAAAAAGACGTATCAACCAATCAGGGTAAAAGATATCAGGAACGAACTGGCCCAACGCAATTACTTGATTATCAAGATTCAAGAAAAAAAGAGTTAGACCTTGATAAACAAATTGTTGAAGTTGAAAATCAAATTGCTGATGCTAGAAAGAAAGCGCAATATTATCGCATGACGGGAGATGACCAAGGTGCGTCTACTTGGGAAGCACAAGCTCAAGCATATGAAAAACAACTTGAGAAACTTGGTCAAAAGTATACAAAGTTAGATGCTGATGCGGCAGAGGCGGCAAGTAATCTTGCGGCTTATTGGGAAGAAGTTTCTGCCAATGTTGACTATGATGCTTTAAGCGGTGTTGAAAAAGAAAAATTTGATGAGATACATAAGGCGTTTTTAGAAAGTCAAATTGATGCATCTAACCTTAAAGATAGTTATACTGACGTTGCTGATGTGCTTAATAGCGCAATGGATTCGTTAGGTCATGATAATCTTAATTTATTTGATAATATAGATATATCATCTATTCAAACTGTTGAAGATGCGGTTAGTGCTATTAAAGAACAAATTAAAGGTCTTGATGATGATGCTGAAATAACATTTAGTGTTAAAGATGAAAATGGCGATATCGAAGAAATCACTAAAAAAGTTTCTGAAATTACTGATGAAGATATTGAAGCTATGGTTCATTTTAACGCTGAAGGCGTTGGTGAAGTTGAAGCAGAAGCTGATAATGCGGCTAGAACGAGAGATTCTGTTGTTCAAGTTGCACAAGAAGGAGCGCAAGCTGTTTCTGGTGTAATTGATGATGCCGCTAAAGATAGAGATTCTAATATTGATGTTAGTCAATCTGGTGCATCTACAGCTAAAAGCGCAATTGATAGTGCGGCTAAAAATAGAACTACTGTAATTAGTGTTGTAGCAAGTGGTATTTCTGCTGTTAAAAATGCTTTGGCTGGTATCGGTCATGCTAGTGGTAAACGAAAAGGTGAAGAAGGTGGACTTGCTTGGCTTGGTGATGAAGGTTCAAGTAAAAGTCCTAAACCTGAGCTTGTAGTATCTGAAGATGGTACAGCTTATCTTGCAGGTACAACAGGTTGGGAATTACATAGCCTTAAAGATTCCGATACGGTTTACTCTTATTCTGATACTAAAAAACTTTTAGGTAATAGACAATCTTTTGTTGGTGCTGTTGGTGAAATTCCACGTTATAAAAAAGGTAAAAAGAAAACCAAGAAACAAAAGAAACGTGAAGAATTTGATAAGAAGTTAGATAAGCTTAAACATAAACAAAAGGTCAACCATTGGACTGATAAGAAGTTCCAGTCTGAATATTCTAAGCTTTATAAGAAGTATAAAAAATATTTAAGCAAAGACCAAAAGTGGGAACGTTCAGAATCAAGAGAAGATTACGAAAATGAACGAGATAAAGATAAATTTGAAAAGTTAGCAAATGATATTTTATCTTATGATGATTTAAAGAAATTTAAAACTAAGGTAAATGCTAATAAGAATTTATCTGCTGATGAAAAGGCTGAACTTATTCAAGATGCTGGTAATAAATATTATTCTAATGAGTTTGATAGGCGATTAGGTAATCTTGGCGTTCGTGGTGCTGATAGTTCTGAAGGTGCTGGAGCAAGATTGGCTAATTATTTAGCCGATGTTAAAAAGAATAAATATTTAAGTGTTGCAGAGAAAGAAGAATATGCTCGTAAGGGTTATGAAGCTGTTGCTAAATATAATCTTAAAGAATATAAGAACGGTGTTAAAACTCGTGAAGAGACATTAAAGAGTATTAAAGATTATTATAATGAAGTTGGTAAATATGATGAGACATATTATGAAATGCTTGATGAGCTTCGTGAAGCTGATAAAGATAAAGAAATTGAACGACTTCAAAAACTGCAACAATATCATGATGATAGGCTTTCTTTAGCACAAAAGTATATACAAAAAGAATTAAATGTTGTTCAGAAACAGATAGATGCAGAACAAGAAGAGGCGGATACTTTAGAAAGACTAAATGAGCTAGAGCAAGAAGTAGCCAAAGCTAAATCAAGTAAAGTCAGAATTTATCGTGAAGGTATTGGTTTTGTTTATGAGCGTAATACTGAAGCAATAGAAAAAGCTGAGAAAGCTCTTAATGATTATCAAAGAAGTTTAAATAAGAGTCCATTAGAAGCTTATGCTGACCAATTACAAAGTATTCTTGATTTATTTGATGAATTAAAAGACGAGTCTGAAATCAAAGAGCTTGAACTTTCTACTAATGTTGGTAGTTTGGCACAATTACTTGGTGGAAATTTTGGCACAAATACCGATTTATGGTCAAAGTGGATTGCCAAGGAAATGGCTAACAGTGCAGGCTATGGAGATTTAGTAGATAAACTTGGAGATGTCGCGACATCACAAATTACATCGTGGTTGACCACTGCTGACCATACACAGGTTAGTCAATCTCTGATTAATAGTTATCTTAATAAACATAAATTTGCTAGTGGTACATTAAGTGCAAACGGTGGTTTCAGTTTACTTGGTGAGCATGGTGCAGAGCTTACTTGGCTTAATAAGGGAGATAGTGTTTATTCTAATGCTATTTCTCGTAATCTTATGGAATGGGGTAAATATAGCCCTGCTCAAGTAGCACGTTCAATGCATAAATCTGATTCTGCTCAAGTCTTTAATTTTGATAAGATTGTTTTACCTAATGTTCGTAATGCGGAAGAATTTTATAAAGAATTACAAAGTCTTCCAAATAAAATATTACAACAATCTACTAGAAGAGCATAAATATATATAATGATACACGAGAGGTATTATATATCTCTCGTGTATTTTATTGTGATAAAATGTGTAAATGGTTTGTATGGCTTTCTCAATAATTAATATAGAAAGGAATAGAAACCAATGGTAATAACTATTGATATTTTATTAAAAATATGTGTAGGGATATCATCTGTGGGTCTTGCATTAGGATATTTGCTTAAGGCGGTTAAGGCTCTAAAAAGTCCTGCTGATAATATGACTAAGAAGATTGAAAGACATGATGAACTTCTTGGAAATGATAAAGCAAGACTTGATAATTTTGAACATACTATAGCTGATATGCGAGAATGTATGATACTACTTCTTGAATCAGAAATGGCAATGTTGGAACATTTAGAAGATGGTAATCATACATATATGTTGAAAGAAAAAAAAGATAATATAGCGAAATATTTATATGAGCATGTAGGGGGTGCAAAATGAAACCTTTGGTTAGGAATGCTTATGAAGCTAAAATGCCATCTTATTATATAGAAGATGAAAATGAATTAACCAATATTCCACAAGATGCTCCTGCTGGAACTATTGCTGAGTGTAATGCAAGTGGTGGTTTCAAAGTGTTTATGAAAAATGAAGCGTTCGAATGGAATGAATTATAATGGGGGTGTAAGTTTATGGATATTGTAACTTATGCTTTATTAAAAAAGAAGATAGATGATGTTGTTAGTGGATATGTAACAGATGACGAAATGGCTGAAGCTATTAGTTCGGCTGTGCAAAATCTTGTAACAACTGAGCAAATGACTATTGCTATTGATAATGCTGTTAGTGCTATTGTAGCAGGGTTTAGTTATAAAGGAACTGTGGCAACCATAAGTGCATTACCGTCAAGTGGTAATACAAAAGGTGATTGTTATACTGTAGATGAAAATCTTGGTACATATGTATGGGATGGTAGTAAATGGTTTGCATATAATGTTAATCTTGATTTGATTTTACAATCTGGTACAGAAGAAACTGCTAAATATCATTTAGGATTTTATATTGATTCTGATGGTGATATATCACAAATTGATAATTAATATTTTATAAAAAGAAAGAGGTGTTAAAGATATGGATAAAGGTACGAAAATTAGAACTGCTTTGAGAATTGCTGTGTCTTTAAATACTGCTATCTATGCTGTATCTGCGGCTGTAGGTGCTTTAGGTTTTTCTTGGCTTACTTTAGCTTGGGCTGTATTTACTGTAATAAGTGATTTTGCTGTATCTGCATTAACAACTTATTATAATCAGAATTATACAGAAGAAGCTTGTATCGGTACTGGCATAACAAGACAACTTAAAGCCGAGAAAAATTCTGATTATGCTGGAGAATATTTTTATTCTGAAGAACCAAGTAATGAATCAGAAGAAGTTGTAGATGATATATTCGAAGAAGAACAAGGAACAGAGGAAGAAGAAAATGAATAGTAAGATATATAGACAAGCTGATTCAAGATGGGGAAGCTTGCCATATCCTACTAAAAGATATTCTTTTGCAGGAAATGGGTGTGGCTGTTGTGCGTGTACTCATGTTATTATTGAATTAGAAAAATATAAAAATTATACACCTGCAAATGTAAGACCATATATGGTTGGTCAAGGATTTGCCACATATGGTAATGGTACTACTTGGGCAGGAATTACAAAAACTTTACAACATTATGGATTTAATGTTATTAATCATGCCACAATGAATAGTCTTTGGGAAACTCTTGAAAAAAGGAAGCATAAGCTTGGGGTCATCTTATTTAGAGGTGGTTCAAGAGGTGGTGTTACCTGGACAAGTGGTGGACATTATGTGGCTTTCACCGATTATAAAAAGGTTGGAAATAAACATTATTTGTATTGTAAAGATAGTGGCGGTAGACATCATGATGGTTGGTATTGTTATGAAACAACTATGAAAGGTTTAATTCCGCAAGTATGGTCTGCTAATGCATCCGAAGATAAGTTTATTGGTATTGATGTTGAAGCTAAACTTTATAGCGGTAAATATCCTACAGAAACCATAAGCACTAAAACTGGTACGAAAACTAATATTAAGAGATGGCAAAATTTCTTAAATTGGTGGGGAAATTATAATCTTGATATAGATGGTGCTTTTGGTATTTGTACAAAGTCTGCTACATTAGATTTCCAAAGAATTTATAATTTATCTCAAGATGGTGTTGCTGGCCCAAAGACTATTGCCAAGGCAAAATCTGTTGGTAAATCAGAGAAACATTAGGGGGGGGTGATGTTATGAGTAAATATACAGGAAGTTTTCCTAATATAAAAACATCATATACTCGTGCTGATGTTATAGCCGATATGAATGCATGGGCAAGAAAAATTGCATCTGATAATAGATATCATTATAATTTATGGAATCAAAGTAATGCACAATCTCATAAATGTCCGATTTGTAGTAAGCTTGATTATAATAAAGATAGTTTACATTTCGGCTGGAATTGCATTGGTTTTGGTGCGGCTGTATGGCATCATGGTGGAGCGTTAGGAAATATTTGTAATTGTCATTGGATATCTGGCCCACATGGTACTGGCGAGTATTTACTTGAAGCTAAAACAGATGCGGACGCATTAAAACTTGCTAAAAAATATACAGGTATTAAAGATATTACAATAATTAGAAATAAGAATAATATTCCAAAAAGTCAATGGAAAGCTGGAGATATATGTTTGAAGTTTTCTGGTAATACGTTTGAGCATGTATTCTATTACCCAGGTGGTACTACTGTTATTGATAGTACAAGAATTTATAATGACCAAAGTAAGTGGACAAAAGATGTAATTGCTAATCAGATTAAGGAACGTTCATATAAAAATTATACAGCTAAAGTTATCATTCGTTATAATGGTAATGGTAAATCATATAGAAATTATATGAAAATGGGAGATAAAGGTGAAGAAGTTAAAAAGCTTCAGCAATTTCTTAATTGGGCAATGAATTCTAAACTTGTGGTTGATGGTGATTTTGGAGCAAAAACTGATACTGCTGTCAGAGCATTTCAGACAAAGTGTAAGATTACTGTTGATGGTTTATTTGGGGCTGGTTCTTTAACTGCCGCAAAAGCATTTGATAAAGTTACATCTACATCAAGTGCAACTAAAGCTGTTAAAACCAAATGGAAAGGTATAGATATTTCAGCATGGCAAGATAAAATTAGTGTAACTAATTTTAAGAAAGCCAAGGCAAGTGGCGTTGATTATGTAATTCTTAGATTAGGATATACTGGTAGTTCTTCAAAGAAACCTACTATTGATAGTGTATTTGAACATAATTATGCCAATGCTATTTCTGCTGGATTGCCAGTTGGTGTATATTATTATTCTCTTGCTACAACTACGGCAAAAGCACAAACCGAAGCTGAATTTGTAATTAAACATCTTAAGGGTAAGAAGCTTACATATCCTGTTTATATAGATATGGAAGATAATACATATCAAAGCAAATGTTCTAAAGCAACATTAGCTTCTGTATGTAATGCATTTTGCAAATCTATTAAAAACGCTGGATATATTCCAGGTGTTTATGCAAGTTTATATTGGTTTAATAATAAGATTGGAAATATTACGGCTGAACATACTAAATGGGTTGCTCAGTATTATAAGAAATGTGAATATAAAGGCGCATATGATATGTGGCAATATAGTTCATCTGAAGCTGTAAGTGGTATTGCAAGTAAGACGGATGTAAGTTGGTGTTATAAAGATTTTAATGCTATACAAATAGATTATGTTGTACAACCAGATGAGAATAATGTAGTTGATGTAAATTATGTGGTAGTAAATACGAAATCTATCGAAGAACTTGCTAAAGAAGTTATTAATGGTAAATGGGGAACTGGTGATGACAGAAAAAAGAGATTAATTAAAGCTGGATATGATTATGACAAAGTTCAAGCAAAGGTTAATGAAATTCTTAAATCGCAAAATAATATAACAAAGAAAACATATAGTGGGACATTGCCTACACTTACATTAAAGAAAAGCAATGCCGAAGTAATTAATGATGCTGTCGCTTTTGGTATATGGATTGCAGGAGATAATAGTTTCCATTATGGTTATACCAATAAATCTAAGACGATTAATGCTCATCATAATGGATGTTATTTTTGTAATACAAATACTGATAAAGGTGGACGCTCTAAGAAGGGTATTGTAGATTATAAGAAAACATATTGTTGTAATCCATTCGTACATGCTTGTTGGGCGCATGGTGGTTGTGTTCCAAAGGCTTTGGAAATTTGTCAGAAAGGTTCATCTTGGGGATTTAGTAAAGGTGGTGGGTATGATAAATCTTCATTGTTTACTAATCTTGGACATCCTGCTAAATCTAAATTAAAGAAGGGCGATGTACTTTGTCGTGATACGCATGTTGCGCTTTATATTGGCAATGGTAAAATTGTTGAAGCAGGTAGTGGAGATGATAATAAAAAGGGTTCAACTAAATGGAATAATTCTATTAGAGTCAGAACATTAACTGATGATAATTATAAAAAGTTCCCAAGGGTTCATAGGTTTAACTCATCTGTAAAAACCACTGCCATATTAAGACATGGTGAAGTAAGTGATAGAGTTAGACAGTGGCAAGCTTTTCTTAATTGGTATTATGATGGACAACTTGGTAATTTAGATAGATATTTTGGTGATAATACATTAAAATGGACTAAGAAATTCCAAGAAGAAGTTATGGGTAAAGGGCAAGGCGATGGTCTTGTCGGAGAGAAAACTTTAGCGGCGGCTAAAACTGTTAAAAAATAAATGATTTGTTAGGGGCATTAATGTCCCTAACAAATATAGATAAGGAGTTAATAGAATGTCTACAAGAATTATTAATCTTGAACCGATTACCTCTCTCCAAGATGGTGATTATATAGTTGTAGATAATGCGACTAATGGCACACATAAATATAGTGCCTCAAATCTTGGTTCAAATGTCGCAGGTAATATTGCCGCAGTGTATAGTTCAAGTGCAAGATATTCTATAGGGCAGTATTGTTTATATAATAATACATTGTATAAATGTACAACAACAATATCTACCCCAGAAGCGTGGAATGCGGCACATTGGACACAAGTAACTGTTGGAAAAGTATTATATGATAAAGTAGATAAAGTTTCTGGTAAGGGATTGTCTACAAATGATTTTACTAATACATATAAAAATAAACTCGATGGTATTGCAAATGGTGCGCAAGTAAATGTACAGTCAGATTGGAGTGAAACTGATACTTCATCTGATGCATATATTCAAAACAAACCAACAAATGCTACGACATCAGTGGCTGGATTTATGTCAGTAAGTGATAAACAAAAACTTGATGGTATCGCCACTGGTGCTGAAGTTAATGTTCAGTCTAATTGGAATGAGACTGATAGTTCTAAAGATGATTATATTCAGAATAAACCAACTGCTGATGCTACTCTTACTGTAAGTGGTGGATTTGCTGATGCAAAAGCTGTTGGTGATATTTTTGAGAATATTAAATCTGGTGAAGAACAATATGCTGATTATCATCTTGGGTTTTATCTTGATGAAAATGGTGATTTAAATCAAGTTGATTAAAAATAAAAGGAGAAAATAAATGGGCAAAGTCGGTACAGAAGCGACCTTACTTAAGATTTATGATAAGGTCAATAACATTGAAGCCTATACAGATATCCTTGCTAATGGATGGACAACTCATGACTGGCATGGATTAAAGAGGCTTGTAGAAGATGGCGTTGCACAGCACGAGTATCCAGTAGGTTCTCGAATCACTGAAACTTGGGCTAAAGATGCAAACACAAATATTTCTGCTCCATGGGATGTAGTACATTATGATGAGGGTGGAAATATGTTTTTAAAATGGCATTATGCTATTCCTGATGGAATGCCATTTGATGCTCCAGAAGCTATTTGGTATGCTGATTCTGAAAACCTTTTAACTGCTGGTACATATAATATTGCTATTGGTTCTGCTTATGGTAATGGTTGGGTTGTTGGACAAGCAATTCAGTTTACACTTACTGAAGACCTTGTTGAAGGTGACCAGATATTTATTAATTGTGGTACAGACTATAATATAAATCCAACTAATAATAGAGCTTGGAATGTTTATGCACAAGGTTCTACTACATCAAAACAAAGTGGTACAACTACTAATGGTACAGATGGTACAAATCTTGGTACTATTGGTAATGTAAGCGCACAAAGAACTAATGGTTTACTTAATGCTATTTCAAGAGTTGTATATGGTTCTGGTAGATGGTCAGAATCTGCTATAAGACAATATCTTAATAGTACATCTGAGGCTGGTGCTTGGTGGATTCCAAAGAATGGTTGGGATAGACCTCCTGCACAAGCGGCAACTATGCGTGGATTCCTTGGTGGATGCAGTGAAGACTTCCTTAATATTATTGAAGAAGTTCCTGTAGTAACTGCACTTAATACTGTAGAAGGATTCACAAACACAACTGAAACAACATATGATAAGATATTCCTTCCATCACTGCAAGAAATGTATATTAATCCACAACTTGCAGGAGTTGAAGGAGAAGATTGGGATTATTACAAAGACCTTGCAGAAGAAGCAGGACTTACAGGTAAATTTGCGCAGGGTGGTACATATCCGATACTCATTACGTATCAAGCTGGAAGCACCACTTCCCCTGTCTACGTTTGGTTACGCTCTGCTAATAGAGGTAATGCCAACTATGCGTGGCGTGTCAGCAACACTGGCTACGTCAGCTACTACGACGCGTATTATGCGTTTAGGGGTTGCCCCGCCTGCAAAATTTTGGCATCCTAATCATCTAGGAAATCCAATCATCCCCACGGCACACCTGCCGTGGGGTCTTACAACAGAAAATATAAGTTATTGGAGAATTGACAGAAAGG